GGGCCCGCCATCGCGATCGAGCCCGCCGACGGCGAGAACTCGCTGTTCGCCTACTCCGCGGACGCGCAGGCCCCCGCCATAAGCCTCAGTTACTCGCCCGCCTGGTTCTTCGACCGTTTCCAGTAACCGTCACCAGGCCACGCGGACGGATCTGGCGGGGCACCGGACCGCCACAGTTCAGCGAGGTCATGCACAGATCCCAGGAGGCTGCTGCATCGGGTCAGTTCTTCCCGGTCCTCACCGGTGGCCGCCAGGGCCGCGTTGCCTGCCCGCCACATCGTCACGCTGAGTTCGCTGATGTCTGCCTGGGATGGCGGTATGTCCATCTGCCGATGGTATTCGTCATCCCCCACATGTCCCAATACCTGCAGTAAAGGAATGCCGCATGCTGGGGAAACTGCTGCTCGCCGGGATCGCGCTGTGGATGGCGGCCCCGACGGGGAACACTGCGAAAACCCGGAACACCGAAGACCGGCTGAACACCGCGATGCCACGTATCCCGTGGCCGCAGCCGTACGACGGGCCGGCCGTGAACAACAGTTTCGGGCCCGGCAACACCTCCTACACGTCCGGCAACTACTCCTATCCGATCTCGTCCAGCGCCGACAGCATCGGCGGCCCCGACAACGGGAACAGCAGCTGGCCGCTCGGCGGTGCCCCCACCGCGCACTACCACTCGATCGCGCACGGCCACTATTACGGGAACCTGGCCAACGACTTCAACAACCTGCGGAACTCCTACTCCGACACGGTCAAAGCGTTCAACGACCACATCGGGGACCACGGGAACCTGGTCGTTGCCATAGCCACGCTGCGCGCCGACCATACCAACCTGCTCAACATGCACAACGGGCTGATGTTCCGGCTGAACGCCACCAACCTGCTGCAATAAGGAGACCGTATGCCGATCGGGAATGCCCCGACTACCACATTCCAGCTGAACAGCCAGGGTGCCCAGCTTGCCACCCAGTTGCGCACCCTGATGCATCAGATCACCGTGTTCACCGACTGGGTAGCCGGGCAGGGGGCGGCCGGGCTGCAAAATCTCGGGTTCACCGGCCCCGACGCGCAGGCGATGCTTACTCAGGCCAGCCACCTGTCCACATTCCCGCTCATCTACAGCGGGCAGTTGCAGCACGGCGGCACCGGCGGATCCGGCGCGTCCACGTTCAACTTCGCTGACGAGCTCAAAGCCCTGACCGGGCCCACCTGACATGACCTGGACGCCGGTCGGGTCTCTTTTTGCGACGACATCGACGTCGCTGACCGTCGCACCCACCGGCACCAATCAGCTCGCGCTCGTCGCGGTCGTCGCCGAATCAGCGACCGTGTTCTGCAACGGCATCTCCGGCGGTAACTGCACCTGGACGCAGATCGGCACCCCATTCAAAGGCACCACCACCGCCTATTACGTGTCGCTGTGGCAGGGAGTCTCGACCGCTTCGGGGTCCGCGACCGCGACCCTGGCGTTTTCGGGCACCACCCCAACGATCCGCGCCGCCGGCCGGATGTTCTCCTCCAGCATCGGCGCGTGGGTGGTCGACAAACGCGGCACCATCGACGCCGCGGCCACCCAGACGTTCACCGCGAGCACCCCCACCGGTGCGGGGGAACTGTACTTCGGTTTCGCCTATACCGTCGCCGGGAACCTGACCGCCGGGTCCACCTCCGGGTATGTGTACGCGCTGGACCCGAACGGCAACGCGCTGTGCTACGACCTGGCCTGTACCTCTGCGGCGCAGGCCCCGGTGTGGGCCGGCGGCACCGACACGATCTTCGGTGTGGACGTCCTGATCATTGAGGGAGCCACCCTCTCCGGCGCCGCGGCCCTGTCCGGGTCCGGGTCGCTGTCCGGGGCGGGCGTGTTCGCGGGCGCGGCTGGCCTGTCCGGGTCCGGCACCCTCTCCGGCACCGCCACCGCCACCGGGTTCGGCGGCGGCGCCGCCCTGTCCGGGATCGGTGCCCTGTCCGGGGCGCTGACTGGCACCTTCACCCAGTCTGCGGCGCTGTCCGGGTCCGGCACCCTGGCCGCCACCTGGATCGGGCTGCTGCAGCAGCCGCCCGCCGCCCTCGCCGGGCTGGGCACACTGGGGTTGTCCGGGGTACAGCTCGGATACCCGGCACCGCTGGCCGGGCAGGGCACCCTGAGCGTGCTGCAGGCCACCGGAGGCCTGGTGTTCGCCTCACCCGGTGCCACCATCCCGCAGGCATATCCGGGCAGCAGCCAGGTCGCGGTCGCCCCGCCCGGGTCATCGAACTGGATTTACCTCGGCACCATCGGGGTCGTCACTGCCCTCACCTACAGCTTCGTGTGCCCCGGCGGGGCGGACAAAATGACCTGTACGGTCATGGTGCCCGCCACCTACCGGACCCAGGCGTTCAACCCTGGCTGGCAGGTGCGCGTCACCCGCGGCGGGCACGTCGTGTGGACCGGGCGGCTCGACGAGCCAGTGCCCAGCGCGGCGGGGTGGACACTGACCGCGGTCGGGGACGGGCAGCGGGGAACCGACTTCCTCGCGCTCTACACGAGCACCTGGCCGGCCGCCCAGCCCGACGAGGCCGTGAATCAGGCCATCGCCCGGGGCCTGCCGTGGGTCAACCCCGGCATCGGTTCACCGGCGGGGGCATGGTTCGGGCAGCAGGTCGACTCAGGCGCCCAGACCCTCACGGCCTTGCTGAACCTGGTCACGACCCGCGGCCAGCTCACCTGGTACGCGAACAGCCAGCCCGGCGGCCTCCCCGGCACCGACATCAGCGTCTTCCCCCTCCCGTCGGTCCCGAACCGGCTGCTGATCGTCTCCGACGCGGCCCCCCGCACACTGGGCGGCGACATCAACACGATCGTCATCCGCTACCAGGCCACCGCCGACACCTCATCCAGCGGCGGGACGGCCGCCACGTACGGGCTAGTCACCGCCACCAGCGCCGCGTCCGTCGCCGCGCACGGCACCATCGAAACGTTCATCGACCTGTCCGACGTCGGCGTCCAGTCCTCCGGCGCCGCACAGGCTGTCGGGAACAACATCCTCGCCATCTACAAACGGGCCAGCTTCACCCAGCCGATCACCGGCCACTACGGGGACCTGATGACCCTCGGCGGCGTGCCCATCGACCCCGGCACCGACCAGGCCGCCACCTGCTGCCGGGCGATCCTCACCGACTACGGGTACGGCGGGGAAGTCGCACCCGGCAGCCCCATCCAGTTCGTGACCGGCGCTTATGAGTGGAACGACTACTCGCAGGTGTTCACCCTGACGCCGATGGCTCTCTGGGACCAGTCCGTCACGGGGATGCTGTCCGCCACCAACACGGTCATGACACCCATCACCGCAGCCGGCTAAACCACGGAGAACCCCTTGCCGCTCATCTCTTGCAAGCAGTGCCTGGCGTCGATCAACGTCGACCCCGGCACCGACCCGCACACCCTGACCTGGTGCCAGTGCTGCACCATCGACCACCATCACGCCGACGGCAACGCCGAATGCGCCCTCGACGACAGCCACGAATGCTGGCAGGGCCCCCAGTCCGGGCCACGCCCCGACGGCTGCAAGGTGTGCCGGCCGGTCGTCCACCACGCCAACGCCAACCTCATCCTCGGAGGCTGACATCGCTAACATGACCGAACGGGCCCGGGTCAGCTGGCTGCTCCAGGCCATTTTCACCGCCTCAGCGACAGCGACGTTCACCCCTGGCACCGGCGGCGGGTCCGCGCTGGTCCTCACCCCCCCGTACAAGCTGCGGCTCATGTCCGCGAACGGGTCACCGATCAACACCGCGACCGGCACCGAGCTCACCACCACCGGCGGGTACACCGCGCTCGGCGCGTCGATGGGCTCATCCGCGTTCGGTGCCCCCACCGCCGGGGTCGCCACCAACAGCAACCTCGTGTCCTGGGCCGCGACCGGCACCTGGGCGACCGTCGTCGGCATCGAAATCTGGGACAGTGCAGGCACCCCGCTCCGCTGGCTGCAGGGCAGCATCACCAGCATCACCGGCGTCGTCAACGGGGACACGGTCCAGTTCGCTATCGGGTCGATCAGTGCAGATTCTTCGCAATGGTAATTTGCGGGCCCAGACCCTGACGATCACCCCGTACCCGCGCTCACCCCGGTCGCGAAGGCGTGACCGGCCCTGTGGCACCTGAATTGTAATCTGGCGTAACTAAACTGGGCGTATGCCTGGGGATGGTGTTACTGGAGAGCGGGCGTGATGGCCGGTGATGATCCGCGCAACGGAAGCATCCCCGGTCCCGCCTACCTGACCACCGAAGAACTGCGCCGGGACGTCTCCGCGCTGCGGGAGATCCTTCAGGCACGTTTGGACGGGATGGACCGCGCCAGCGTGGTGCTGTCCGAGACTGTCAACCGGACCCCCACCGTCATCCAGACGGAGATCACCCACGTCCGCGAGCTGGTGGCCGAGCGGTTCGACTCAATCAGCCAGCAGTTCAGGGAACGGGACGTCCGCACCGAGAACGTCGCCAAGGCATCCAAGGAAGCCCTCGACGCCGCTTTGCTGGCCGCGAAGGAACTGGTCGCCCAGCAGAACGACGCCAACGCCGCCACCTCCGAGAAGACCGAGCAGTCCACGACCAAGCAGATCGACCAGATCGGCAGCCGTATCGACACGATGCAGAAGGCTTTCGACGACCGGCTCACCGAGCTGAAAGAGCGCATCGACCGGGGCGAGGGCTCCGACAGCGGCGCGGCGTCGGGCCGCAGCGAGCAGCGTCTCAACGTGAGTCAGGTGATCGCGGCGCTCGCCGTGCTGGCCACGGTGATCAGCATCATCCTGTACGCCACCAAGAAATGAGGCCCGTCGTGGCCACAGCAGCAACCGTCAGGACCCTGCCCGGCCGGTACGCGAAGTTCATTACCGCCCTGGCCGGCAACGCCCTGGTGTTCGCGGACACCACCTACGCCGCGAACAACCGCTGGGTTGAGGTGTTCACGGCCGCAGCGGTCGCGCTCGGCGTGCTCGCCGTCCCCAACACACCCGCGCCCCCGGCCGCGCTGCCGGAACTGCCGCCGGCCTACCCGGGAACTACCACGGCGCCGGGAACGATCAGCGGGGCCGAGGCCGCGGAGATCAAGCGCCAGCTCGCCGCCGCGATGCGCACGCCGTCGACGACAGCCGTGCCGCCCGCACCAGACGACCCGGGCCCGATTCCGCTGGCCTGACCGGTGACGCGGCAGATGATCACCTGCGGGCTGTGCCCGTTCCGGCTCACCCTCGCCGCCGAGACCGCTGTCCGCTACTGGTGGTGTCCCGCCTGCGGCTGCTACAACACCTACGCACCGGAGGGCCACCATGGCGCTGCCTGACCTGTCCGTCCTGAGCAAGCACAAGGCCGTCCCGTTCGTCACCGGCTACCCGCCCTCGGCGCTGACGTTCTACAGCCCCGTCGACGACGTGCACGGCGTGCTCGTGGACATGATCAAGTCGGCCAGCAAGTCAGCGGTGGTCGCGATGTACGGATGGGATGATGACGAGCTCGCCGATGCGCTGCTCGGGAAGCTTGACAACGAGCAGGTGTTCGTGCAGCTCACCCTCGACTCCAGCCAGGCAGGCGGCGTGCACGAGAAGGCGCTGCTGGCCAAGGATGCGTTCCCCAGCAATTCGGTGGCGATCGGCCGCAGCGAGAAGGGCGCGATCATGCACATGAAGCTGGTCGTCATCGACGGCCTGGACGTGGTGACCGGCTCCACGAACTGGTCGGCGGGCGGCGAGGGCACCCAGGACAATCAGCTGACGATCGTCCGTGACCCGTACGTGGCCGCCGAGGCCCGCGCCCGGGTGGACATGATCCACACGCACATGCTCACCGTGCAGGCCAAGTCCGGGGCGGTCACGTGATCGGGCGGCGCGTGCAGAGTCTCGCGGAGATTGAGCGGCCGGGCGACTACTTCGGCCCGGCCAAGGGCTGGACGGGCGACCTGCCTGCCGTGTTCTTCCTGAAGCCCAATGCCCGGGATGAGGGCGTGCCGCCGCGGGCCCGCAGCGTCCAGCACGTCTGCTTCCCGCCGCACACCTACCGGGAGTGCCCAGACGGATCGCTGGAGATCAGGAACAGCATCAGCAACCTGATGGCCGGGGACACGACCGGGGCTAGCGACGACGGCTGGCACGGCTACCTCGATGAAGGCCACGTCTGGAGGCAGGTGTGACCACCATCCCGCCGCAGCCCGGGGACTTCGCCGTCGTCTCCGTCGGCGGCCCCGTGGGCCGCGCCATCGCGGTCGGTGAGTGGCTGAACGGTGACGGGTTCGGCGACTTCGAGCATGCCTTCATCTACATCGGCTCCGGGCGGGTCATCCAGGCTGAGCCGGGCGGCGCGGCCGAGGCGGCGCTGACCCCGCACGCGCAGATCCTCTGGTCCAGCGACGTCATCCCGCTGACCGACCCGCAGCGGAAAGCCATCTGTGACGCGGCACGCGGGTACGTGGGGGTGCCGTACTCGTTCGCCGACTATGCGGCGCTGGCCGCGCACCGGCTGCACATCCCCGCACCGGGGCTGCGGGCCTATATCGGCAGCAGCAAGTCGATGATTTGTTCGCAATTGGTCGACCAGTGCTACGCGGACGCGGGCGTGCATCTCTACACGGACTCGCGGTGGCCTGGGTTCGTAACTCCTGCTTCGCTGGCCGGGCTGATCCGGCGACAGAGTGCCTAACTAGTTAGCTTCCAATGCCGCCCGGCCCCTCAGGACGAGGGGCCGGGCGGCATCACGGGCGCGTCCCGGGAACGGCACGAGACGGAAGCGGGCGCGGGTGCATCGAGTACCAGCAGCGAGCACCTGGCAGTTCCGCCTCCTGTACGGCATGGCGTGCATCGCGGCGCTGTGGACGGGTGCGGGGGCGGTGTTCGGCGGCGCGTACCTGCTCCGCCCGTCAGCAGTAACGGTGGCCCGTCCTTCGGCGACCAGCACACCGCCACAGCCGGTCCGCGCATTCAGCGCGCCGCCGCCCGCCGGGCCGCTGCCTGTGACGGCAGCACCCGCCCAGGCGGCAGCGCCGCAGCGGAC